ATGTTATATGATTGATCTTCATCTTCAAAAAGAATATCGCTAATAGTATGTCCACCGTATACCTCTTGACCAGTAGAATAATGCATTGCATCATTTTTGTAGTCAGAACCTATACTAATCTTCCTTATCACTTTCATTCTTCACGTATTCTCCAGTAGCAAGATCAATATTTACTTGGCCATATTTTTTCTCTAGTTTTTGTTTTAAGCTTTCTACTTCTTGCCTATTTTTAGCAGCTTTCGTTAAAATATCTTGTTTAGATAACTCTAAGTTACCTAAGGTTACTATAGAATTATTGTATTTTGTAGAAAGCTCTTGAGCTTTTTCTAACTCTTTTTTAGTTATTTTCATTTGATTAAATTTAATTGTATTTTTTTTAATATATAGCTACACAGTCTGTACCTGCAACTAATTTCTTTGCTAACATAGGAGCTTTATGTCCTACCACTGTACCAGGTTGACAACTTTTAAATTCAACTTGATTACCAGCTTCAGTTACTATTGTAATATCTTGTGCTGAAGATTTGCCATTGTATACAACAGCGCCTCTTTTACCTGTATTAGGTATATCTGCTCCCCTGCTGCTAACTGTGACTTGACAACCGCTACCACCTGAAGCTGCAGCAGCTAATGTTATTACCATACCAGCAACATAGCCAGTACCACCTGTTGCGCTACTAGTAAGTTCAACTCCTGTTACAGCGTCGCCTGTTACTTGCGTTATGTTAAATGTAGCACCAGAACCACCTGAAGGCGAGCTAGCTCCTGATTGAGCTACAGTATCACCAACATCAGAAGAGTCAAATCCACTTCCACCATTTGTAATAGTAAATCCACCATTAAGTGCTCCAGCAGATATAGCCACAGCATCGTGACCAAAAACTCTAGGCTCCTGTTGCATTACTCCGTTTACGGGATCCAATACAGGTTCCCAATCGTTATATTCTGCCATTTTTATTTTTTTATTTTTGTTATTTTTTCAGCACCTCTACTTCCAAAGTATGCTACGTAAACTGTTATTAATAATGTTTTTAACAACTCAACCCAAGCTGTATCTACATCAAATCTAGTATGAAATGAATCAAGTATTATTAATAGTGTAGATGCTAAAGTTAAATATATTAAAGTTAAAGGCCTAGTGTTTTTACTTAGCCATGAATCAGACTTCATATCGCTATTCCATCTTTGAGAAACATTTTGCATTTCAGCGAGGTCTTGCTCTAATAGCTTCATAGCCATCTCTTTATCTTGTGGCTCAATACTACTATCACTTGTTATAATATTTTTTACTATACCTAAAGTACCTTTATCAGGTAACACATCGCCAATAGCATTCAAAACTTTAGGAGCTTTACTAGCTAGAAAAGCCCCTATTTTAGTTTCTTTTAATGTTTTTTTGCTCATTTTATCTATATCTAAAAGCGTCACGTTTCTCAGCTCTTCTTCCGAAATCATCTAATATAAAACCAAACTGATCTGTCTTACCTTTAAAATTTGGAAAATTATCAGCTGTAAGATATTTAGCTTTATTTTCTTTATCTAGTTTATTATAATAATCAGTACTAGCATATTGAGGTCCTGTGTAAGGCGTAGCAGGTTGTCTATCTAACCTAACATCTCTTCTAGGTCCTCCTCCAGTAGATAAATTAACTTGTTGACTCATGCTGTCGTCATTCATATAAGAAGCTTGTTGACCACCAGAAGCTCTAGATTCATCTAAAGATTGTCTACCAACAGTCTGATTTTTTCTTCTAGCATATGCAGTAGCTGCATTATCATAATCTTGCTGAGTAAAATCAATTGGTTCTTGATCAGGCCCGTACATCCTAAAGAAAGTTTGACCATCTTTTTCAAAACCTTTTCTACCAGACATAGCTCGAGACATATTAGTAACTGTAGCTGCTAATTGTCTACCTTCAGGACTAGTATTAAAATCTTTAGTTCTTCTTTGTTTGTCTGATTTTCTACTATCAGCAATAACAGCTGCATCTGAAGCAAACGCTCTATTCATACCAGTAGTACCAGTAAGAGTGGCTCTAGGAACAGTAGTCGTAGCACCACCAGAACTAGGAACAGAGATTT